CGACACCACCAAGCGCTTGACGTGCGTTTTCCATTTTTGAGATGTCAAACACACCCTTACCAGTAGTCAGGATATCAGACCAAACATCAAAGGTTAGATCACCAATAAGCGCGCCTTTCCAGATAGCTAAAGCGTTATACGCTGTACCAAAGAATGCTGTAGCATTTCGCAATGCCATGTATTCTAGCTTATGACTGATGTGTTGACCGTAAATTTTAACGATGTTAGTGCTATCTTTTACGATCCGTGAAATTTCAAAAGTCTGATTCTTGGTACGTAGACCAGCGTCAGCTTTTAGCTTCATCTCTTTTTGTAAGATTGAGGCCATCGGGTCATTCACGGGAATCTCAGCATATAGCGTATAATTCCCGTTACGTTCCCTTGTTGCTGTACCTTTGGTTACGTTAAGCTCGCCAAGACCATACGTATCAAACGACTGCTCATTTTTATTAAATAGTATAGGTCTCATAGCTTAACCCCCCAATATGGTGCCATCTTAACCGTAAAATCCCCGTCCCAACTAATCAAGTTGCGTCCAGCGTCCAAGTAAGGCATTTGATATTGTGGCGCTCTCACGACCTTATCCCACGCTGGTAGATTACCAGAGTAGACTTGGTTCGCTTGCATATCAAGCGTGATCGTATTTTGTACGGCTCTCAACTTAGTCTTGCGACCATTGATAGTGAGCGTACAGTCACCCGACCCCACAAGCGTGATGATAGGTTTTGCGTTGACATTGCCGATGCCGTTGACTGTCGCACCGTTTGAAAGGGTTTGAGTTGTGCGACCTTGCTTGTAGAATTTGACTGGATAGGTCAAAAAGTTCAGCTTGACTTTCCCAAATTGTCGCATAAGGCCAGCAATTTCAAAGGTTTCAATAAACGCTGAACGGTAGATAAAATCTGGGTCCCATGATAAGGTCAAATCTTTATAACCAGCAACATTCAACCAGTTACTAATGTCGCTTCCTGCGTCTGTTAACTTCTTGTTAGACATAATCGTACAAGGGAGTTCAATCGTTACAGATTTCAAACGATTATTAGACAATAACAAGTCGCCATCACGGCCAGCTACTGTCACTGTGTTAATATCCTGTCCAGTGGAATTAATTACATAATCGCTTGTGACACGCAAGCCAAATTGACCACTACTAGTGCCGTTAAATGTAAATGTGCCCATCTATGCCATTTTACCTCCCTCTAAATTTGTATAATAAGCCAATTCACGCAATAGTCTGCGCATGTTTTCCGGACTAAAGAAGTTATCGTTAGCCGTACCGTTGGCATTTAACGTGTAGTTGTTTGTGACGTTAGAGTTTGAAACTCCACCGCCAGAATAGCCAAAGCGCGTAGCTAGCGTGTCAGTCAGTCCGCTGACAAGATCACCACGTCCTGGCAGATTAAAGCCAAAACCGTCCGTGTACTTCTTGCCTGATTCAACGGTTTTATTTGCCAAATCAATCATCGAGTTATCAACATAATAGCCGTATTTCTCGATACCTACTGCCATACCTTCTGGAATCGCGCGACCGACTTGATCCCTAAATACCTTGGATGGTGAGTTGATTCGCAATGTAGATCGTGCTGCTGCAACCGCGCTACTTGCGATGCTGGCCGCTGCTGCTGCAACCGATCCAGCCATTGCGTAGATACCACTCATCATACCCTCACCGATAGCCATACCTGCGCTATAGCCTCCGCTGTAGCCTCCAGACATTCCACTGTGAGCCGACGATTTTAATGAGCTGGATGCACCGTGTACTGCGCCGTTTTGGCTAGCAATACCACTAGTGACTCCTGCGCCAAATTGCGTACCAGAGTTACGGCCGTCGCTACCAAGCGAGCTGACGCTGACATTAATCAACTGTTTCATGATGCCCGCTGCGCCAGTTGCAATCCCTTGCGTGGAAGTGATACCTCCACCAACTCCAGAACCAAATTGGGAACCGGCTTGTTGCCCGTTTGTCCCCATCGTGAGAAATTGAGCAGATACGGCAAGGTTCAGTGCGGATGCTGCGCCTATCGCGACTTGTTGCCCAACACTGATTCCGGAAGCCACTCCTGTACCGAATTCAGCACCCTTGGCTTGTCCTTCTGGTCCTAAGCCAGACATTCCGGTTACAGCGAACATCTTCAATGTGTCTGCTGCTGCTTGTACGGCACTAGCTCCACCAGTGGCACCAGAGGCGACACCAGAACCAAGTTCGGCACCTTTAGCCTGCCCTTCGCCAAAGAGTCCAGACAGAACTCCAAGAGAAGCAGTCTTGAGCAATTCGCTAGCACTTTGTGCTGCGCCTTGGTTGTCTGTGATACCTTGGGCATACTGACCGCTTACTTGCGATCCACTGTACTTGGCTTCTGTTGGCAAGTTGTTGAATGCTTGTTTGGACGCTTCTGTAAGTTCGGATGCTGCCTGTTGCACGTCCCCCTTACCTGACCGTACCCCCTCACTGATTTTTTGCGGGATTTCGCGACCTTTGACTTCAAAGCCTGCATCGGCTAGAGCGCTTCTGAACTCATCTCCGATAGCAGTAACCATGTTTTCGATTTCGGGCGGTAACTCTTGTCCTACAGCCCTAAAACCTCGTAGCAGTCCTTCTTTAGCTTTCTCACCAGATCTATTATAAAGCTCACTGAAGCGCCCTAGTTGTTCATCTGTCGAGTCAACTAAAGCTTGTGTTTGTTCCGCAGCTTTTGGTCCGAGCTTTCTCAACTCTTCCAAAAACCCTTGGTCTAAACCACGACGAGCTAAAGTCTCGAGGTTTCCAGCCCATTTGTCAACTGCTGCGATGTTTTTTTCAAGATTCGCACTCAACTGATCGACGGACAAAGCACTTTGCTGTTCGATAGCTTGAAAAGCGTTTTGAACTTCGCCTTTGAGGTTAGCAAACTCTTGTTGCATCATCTCTACAGCCTTACGCTGAGCGTCGTTCATGTTCTGCATCGTATAGATCATACGACCAGACGCATCCTCTGTAGATTTGGCCTTGGTTTCGTTGTTTTTGACGATTGTGTTCGTTAATTCGTTATCGGACTCTTCAGTTTTCTTGATATCGTCCTGTAACTTCTTGACTTCTTCGTTGTACTTTTGTTTTGCTTGGCTCTTGATTTCGTCTCTTACTGACGAATTGGCAAAAAATCCACTTTCTGCGTCATCGGTTTCTCTGATAGTATTCTGGTACTCTTTTTCGAGTTCCTTCATCTTATCCTTGATTTCATAACGCTTCTTGGCATTCTCTACCATTTTGTCGTTGGCAGCCTCAATCTCAGCCGATGCCTTGGCAATCTCGATCTGCTTACGGATCGCGTCCGTTGTCATGTTGATTGTGCCTGTAGCTTTATCGTACTGGATATTAAGCCCCTCAATACGCGAGTTAAGGGTTTCTGCTGCAGACGCAAGCTCTTTCTTCTGAGCCGCCGTCTTGTTCTCAACTGCGTTTAATTCGTCAATCTTTTTGACAAGTCGCTCGTTATCCTCGGCTGTCGCTTTGATTTCATTTCTGCGGTCTTTATAGGCTTCATTGCCTTTATTGACACTTTCGTGTAAGTCATCGAGGGAGCGTTTAAACTCTTCATTCTTGGCCTTAGCTTCCTTGGATGCTTCGCTTTCCTGCGTCAACCAAGATACAAGGCCAGCGATAGCACCGACGACCAGAAAGACTCCGCCAGATGATAGAGATGCCAAAGCCCCAGCCAGCCCGGTAGTGGCACCCGTTGCTACAAGTGAGGTACTTGTCAGTGATACCAGGGAAGTGATAAGCGTACCAATTAAGCTGCCGATACCCTTGATAATTGACAGCCCCAGCATCGCTCCTTTAAAAAGCAATACTGCAGCTACAACACCAGTAAATACCGATATAAGCGGGTCTAAAACAGGTTTGAGGAAGCCCAATACACTTACTAGCGACTTAACAACTGGTGTAGCACCGCGAATAACACTAATGATTACATTAAAGGTGCTGTTTACTGCTCCTTTAATGCTGTCGAGGTTCTGGGCAATGCTCTTACCAGTAACTGCCTTGCTCATCTTGTCAAATTCAGCAATGACGTTCGCGATCCCTTTTGCTACCGCGTTAACGATGTTACCGAATGAAGTCTTGATACCCTCAGAGTTTTTCTTTGCCATCTCGGCAAAGCCGTTTGTTCCCTTGTTCAACTCAATCAGACGCTTACTAAAATCGGTAAATGTGATTTTACCGTCTTGTAAGGCTGAGTAAAAGTCCTTTTGGGCCGATGCACCAGCAAAGCCAAAACTTTCAGCAGTCTTCTGCAACGCGTAAGGCATGGTCTCTTGCAAAGTTTTCCAGCTCTGCATATCAACCTTGCCGGCTGATAACATCTGGGTGTACTGTTGCAAACCACGGCTAGCATCCTCAGTAGAAGCACCAGAAGCAAGAAACGCGTTGTTTAATGCGATTGTTAACTTCGTAGACTGCTTCAAGTTACCAGTCATTGAGGTTAATTTCTGGGTTGTGCTTACAACTGTATCAAGTGTTGTTGGTAAGCCCTCGATACCCTCGGACAGCAATTTAGTTGATGCTGCAACATCCTTAGAGGAATGCCCCAAAGACTTCATTACTTTTGGGAACCGTTGCAAGGTATCGAACCGGTCAATAGCCTTGTCCATTGACTGGCTCACAAGGTTCATTGCAGAGCTTACAGCTTTAAAGGCTACGGCTCCGACAGAGAAGTTCTTGATTGCGTCTTTGATCTTGTCAAATTTTGACGCGCTCTTTTCTGCTTGATCGCCCGTGGTTTTGATGATGTCTTTTAGTTTGACAAAACCGCCACCACTCTGTGATGCAACCTGACCAGCTTTATGGACTAGATCCGCGCTTACTTTGAACCCGTTTCCACCGGTTTTACTAATAGCACCAGCTTCTTTTACTTTGTCCGCTGCTTGCTTAAAGCCATCACCGCCAGACTTAGAGAGCGCCCCAGCTTCCTTGATCTTGAAACTTGCAGCCTTGAAGTCTTCCCCGCCCGCTTTAGCTTCAACTCCGGACGACTTTACTTTTTCTGCCGCTTGTTTAAAGCCATCACCCGACCGTTGAGCTAGATCTGAACTTTCCTTAACTTTTTCACCGGCTTGTTTAAATCCGGAGCCAGAATGTCCTGCTAAATCAGAACTTTCTTTGATCTTCTCGCCGGCACGTCTAAAGCCGTTGCTTGACGTTTCCGACAACTTGGCACCCTCGGCCATACGGTCACCAGCACGTTTAAAGCCTTGTCCAGCTCTTAAAGCCTTGTCACCAGTAGCCTGGATACCATCTCCGGCACTTTTGACCCCTTGGCCTGATCTACGGGCTTCAGTTTCTAAACGTTTTAAGTCGTTTGCTAGTTCTGAAAGTTTTTTGCCATTAACCTGGACGTCAATTACTATTTTTCCGTCTGCCATTATTCATCTCCCTCCTTTCCGTCTAATCTATATTTGTTTTGTAACCGGCGCATTTTCGATTTATACTCGCTACTATCGTGTTTAGAGGGTTTCCATGACCGTATCTCTACTAATTGAGATACAGCCGTCCCCTCTGGCATACCATTTAGTAGCGCGATAAATTCGGGCCATGTTAGCCGGCCTTGTGCTTCAAAGAGGTTGATGTTGTACGCTTGCACAAAGCTAGCGTATATCTCTTGCGCGTCTACTTCAAAATCAATCAAACGAATATCATCTTCTTCGTCCTTGGCTACTGGCATAGGGTTGCCATGCAAGTCATAAACCACGCGCTTTTTTTTAGTCCTCAAAAAATGCTCGTCGATATAATCCCACACGGCCACTATTTCCTCCGGGTTATCCAAGGCTTCATCCGTCATCATTAAAACCGCTGTACGCATCTTCTCAAGATTATTCATGACTTCGTTGTCGAACATCTCAAAGACATCAAGCACCAAGTCAAAGGAGCAGTCCACCTCATAGGTGCGTCCATTTAATTCAAAGGAGTCCTGTATTGGCTCATTTAACTTCATGAGCAGTCCCCCTTTTATTTTTTGCTGGTTTTCTTAGTCTTTTTTGCTTTTGCTTTCTTGACAAATGACTCAGCTACTGCCCCCGATGCTTTAGCTCGCTCTCGGCCTAGACGATCAAGTTCAGCTCCTAGCATAGTGTCCACCTCATCAAATGCATGATCCAAAGCGTCAAGGTCTGGATAACGTTTGTATAGCTTAGCAAAGGTACCGTCACCAAATAGCACATCATACTTGATCTCCGTCATTTTCTTCTGCATTTCAAAAGCTTCGTCAATAACTTGCTTGTTAATAACTCCTTTTTTGAGATCGTCAAACTCTCCGTTATTCGAGCGTTCAATCAGCTCTAACTGGTATTTATTAAAGCGTTCTGCGATTTCTTCTTGGAGCGTAGTAAGACGCGAGATGTTTTCTAGTGATGTATCAAATTGGAGTTCGATTTCTCCGATTTTAATGGGAATGTAATTGCGTTTTAGTTCGATCGAAATAGACATGATTTTTCCTCCTTTATGCACAAAAAAGAGCGTCCCAAAATGGAACGCCTTTACTTTTACTTATTAGCCTACAACTGCAGTAGTTTTTGGAATTGAGTTATAAGAGATCTTACAAGCAAACTCTTCGTAATCTGCAGCAGCCCCAGACCCAGCCTTGATACCAGTAACGGTAGCAAGGCCGACGTGCTGGTTCTTGCCGTCAGAGTCTACAACTTTGTGCCATACAATCCGGTCGTTGGCAGTCTTGCGTTTCAGGCCAGCAATATACTTCATAGCTGGGTCTTCGCCGTCATAGGTTCCTTTGAACGAATATGCTTCTTTGACACCGGTTACAGTGGTTTCTTCAGTGCCGTCACCGTCGTAGTAGGCAGTAGATGTCGTGGTTTCATCTGTGTCATCATCTACGTCCGTGATCCATTTTGCAATTTCCATGTAAGCTGTTTTTTCAGGCTCAACTTTTGGATCAGTTACTTGTGCGATAAAATGCCCGCGTAGGGCGTTCTTGTTACGTACCATTTATTAAGTTACCTTTCGTATTTAAAATAGTGAGACTTGCAGTGATATCCTGCAGATAAATATAAAAACCCTGCTCGTCCCGTTCGTTTAGAGATGGCTGGGTAGTAGTTAAGTTATTAAAAATATATGAGTTGTTTTGACTTGGTAAGACTAGATCAAACTCCGATAGTGCTTTGTTGATTTCCCAAAGGCACTCACTAGCAACAGTCTGATCTTTCACCTTGACTGCGATCTCAAAGATTAGTGATACATCTCTAGAGCCGTCCATGTACACACGCTCAATCTTTCCGCCTGGCAATGGATATAAAACCAAGGAATCCAGCTCGCTTAGAAAGTCCAATGAACATTCAAGCGGTAGACCGAGGGTGTTGATAAAATCACGCAAAACAACATTAAAGTCATTGTTATTCTTCATTTACTAAACCCCATTGCTTTCAATCCAACTTCTGCCCACTTATTACCGTGGTTTGCTGATGCCTTTAGGTCCCAGCGCTTACCAGTCCCGGCGGTTGTATACTTGCCGAAGCTAAAACTGCGGTACTTGTTATAAGCACCACCGTAGAATTGGGCGCGTGCGTATGGTGTATTGTAGATAATCTGTGAGCCATTACCTGCCACATGTCCGCTAGAGCGTAGCGGGCCATGTAACAATGGCACATAGGGCTCCATATCTAACAAGGCTTGGTTAGCAATCTCTAACCTTGCTTTCTGTTCAGACGCTTGTGATACTTTCTTTGTTGCTCCGCTCAAATCAATCGTGACATTGATGCCCATCACATCACCTCGACTTCGTAGCAAAAGACCTTGCGATTGAATGGTTCATAAACAGGAATAATCTTGTTTACAATATATTCATCGTCACCGTCCTTTACAATCGAATTTCTGAATGATGAATCAATCTCTACATTGCAATAGCGAGGGTATACGAAGATAACACCAGGCGCTCTAAATGACGGGTTCTTCTGTCCGGACGGGTTATTGACTGACCCAGGACCGTCAAAGTTACGGTCGAAGCGTACCGGGCTTAAAATAACAGGAGAGGAGAATTCATCTTTCCCCCACCCGTCTTTTTTACCTGTTGGCTTCATGATAGTCACTGAGTCAATAAGTGTCCGTTTATCAATAACGACCATAGTTCACCCCGCTATACAAGAATCCGACCGATTTAAGAGCGTTGAAAGCATCGAGGGATAGATTATACCCCGACGCTGTTTCAGATGCTCTAGAGCCGTTATTTGAGCCGTAGGACACTGATGTGCGTCCTAGTGTGGCACTTGATATTGTCTGTTTATCCTCGGCCGTTAAAATGCCTGTACTATCCAGATACTGGATCTGGTATGCCACGGCAAGTTTAACTGCTTTTTTGCGTGTCTTATGGTCAGTGTCAAAATCATGGAAGTCATAATAATGACGGATAAAGAGATCAATAGCAAGCTCAGCTCGTTTATATAATGCGTTAAACTCGCTTGTCTTATCAAAACCTAACTCACGATATTCCTCATGTGTTAAGTATGCCATGATACCTCCTATTCAGAGGCCACCTCTTGGGCTACGGGTTCGCTATCGGAAACAAGTTCCAACCATTCCTCACCAAAGGCAAGGTTTGTCTTTCGGTTGATTTCTTCTGCTTCTGCAGTCGTTAACTCGTAGACCGTGCCCTCGTCAAAGTTTTGGTCTGTTGACTCGATCAAAAAGTTACAAGTAGCTTTATATTTTGCCATTCGTTACTCCTTGATCTCGTAACCACTCGTTACAAAAGCAGATACTAGATTGGGATCAGTGATGGTAAAGGTTACATCGTCCTTTACCAAAACTGTCACAGCCTGTTCAGTTACTGCTTCTTCTTTAGTTGTTTTTGCTTCTTCTGCCATTCGTTACTCCTTACGCTGTTTTGTGAACGTAGATCGCTTTCTTCTTGCTGTCAAGGACAAACGCATCGTAACGGATACGACCTTCTACAAGGTAACCGTTGATGCCTGGTGGGTTATCGTGGATCTTGTAGTCTTCGAGTTTGACAGGGGAAGTAGTTGCAATAGGGTGCGCGATAACAAACGCTACATTTTCTGGCAAGCGTGAAGTTGGAGTCAAGATAACAGGCAAGCCGTCGATAGCTCCTACTTGACCCTTAAACGCTACTTCTTGACCGAGGTCAGAGTTCTTCACGAATGATGGATCAAGTTTGATGAGTTTATAAAACTCTGGAGATACGTGTAGTTTACGTCCTTCTTCTGGCACAAGCGCATCAGTCAATTTAACTTGACCGTCAAGCACTGCCTCATAAGCGTTGTTTTTAGTAACAGCGCCAGTTTTAACGTTGGCTGTGTCAGCACCAGCAACGACTTTGCCAAAGCGGTAAGTGTCAACTTCTGGAATGATAACTTCTGAAAGTTGGCGAGCAAGGGCTTTGCCTGCTTCCATTGCGCCGTTTGTATCTTGTACAGAGCGTTTGTCGATTGTAAACGTGAATGAACGGTCTTTTGTAAGTGTCAATGTTTGCACATTATTTTCCAATTCAGCAGCCGTACCGTAACGGGTATTACCGGTAAGCGCGTAGTCGTTCATTGCTGTTGTTGGGATTGAGTAAACTTTAACAGTGTCTACACCGGTAAAGTCGTAGTCAGAGTTGACGATACCAGTCGAGAGGGCTTCCTTGGTAAAGCGCTCATCTACTTTAGCGTCAAATTTAGCTGCATAGTTAATAGTCATATAGGCTTATCCTACTTTCTTTTATTTTTAAATGCTGTCAAAGCCAGCAAATAGAGCTTTATCTTCCGGGCTTAGGTCGTTATCACCACCAGCGGACGGATTGCCACCAAGCGCAAACTTTGGCTGTGGTTCTTGTGGTTCTTCCATTGTTACGAAAAGGTAAGGGCTTGATTCCTTTAGACCGTTGATAGTTTCTTCTAGTTTTGGCTTGCCGTCTTCTGCAAGCTCGATCTTATCAAGATCAATAAACTTCATAAGGTCCTCGGAGTTATGCGCTCCCACATCTTTCAAAGCCAAGGCGACCGCATTGGTTTTCTTAACTTGTGCAAGGTTAGCTTCATTCTCGGTCTTATAGCTTTCAAATTGAGCCTGTAAATCTTCCAGTTGTTTCTTGGCTTCTTCACTAGCTCCCTCTTTAGCTTGTAAGTCCTTGATAGCTTGGTCACGTTGCTCAAGTTGTGTTTTTAAGCTGTCGTTTTCTGCCTGTACTTCAGACTTGGCCTCTTTGATTGCTGACCCGTACGCTGCCATAATGCGTTCAATAGTGTCCTTGTCTTCGATACCTGCATCAACTAACATCTCACGTTTTAAACTCATGTTTAAAACTCCTTTCTGTTTTACGTCCAGAAGACGAATTCGCCGGTTTACGTCCGACAACGAAAGCGCCCGGCGGGTAACGATCCCGCGAATAGGTAAGAAAAAAGGAGGAAATCACCTATCCATCCAGAAAGGGCGCAAAATAAAAACCGCATGATCTGCGGTTCATTTTTATAATTTGATATCTTCGAGCTTTGCACGCTCTTGCAAAATACACAAATAGCTATACATTACACGTAGTTGTGATTTCAGCAAGTCGATAGGGCAGTTAGGTTTGAACTCAAGCGTCCCTTTCTCGTATTTACTGATCATGTATTCTAATTTGCTGAATCGATCTCGCAATTCGTAGTATTCTTTCTTAAAGCGTTCTTTCCAATCTTCCATTTTTAATCATCCTTTCGGTTTAAAATACTTTTCTCTCGCATAGTCACGATGCAAGAAAGGCTTGTCTGCGATATAATCTCGTAAAGTTGCCTGTTGATCTCTGATTTTTGTTTTAAACTTACTAATAAGCTCCTGGTCACCCAGCTTCTCGGCAACGTGTAGCTTTTCCTTAGACTTGCGAATAGCTCGCTCGTATGCCCTCTGCTTAGATTGTGCATTAGCATTTCTGATTGCTTCTTCTTGCGTTACATTCTTAACGTCAGGGCCAAGCTCTGGGAGTTCGTTTATACCAGGTACAAACGGGGTAAGCATGTGTCCGCAGTTGATACCAAGGCACCCCCCTGCCGTACCATAGCCATGATCTGCAAGCGATAGAATGCTGATGCCGTGTTCTTCTCTGGCTGGACCATAGGTTACTATACGATGCTGTAAAGGAGCGCAAGCCTCGCGGGCCGTAGCCTTTTTAGAATAATAAAAGGTATCAATACCCAGCTCGTCCGCTGGCATTGTCCGCATTTCTCGATAGCTACGAATGACTGTGGTTTTAATAACCGTCCTCGCGTAGTTGTCCACTTTCCAGTAGTGCCCACCGCGGTCAATAAAGCCTTTAAAGCCTATCTCTTGCCATTTCATGACGGTCTGAGATACAGCCTTGTCATGTGTGACTAGACCGACCACTTGACGGGCTACGACTTCCTGGACCATTTGACGGTACACATCTGTCACGATGCCAGGGAGCGTAGTATTAATCAAGTTACTAATGTCACCGTGCGACTGCTCAAAGTAACCAGCAAGCAACTCCTGCGCGTGCTTAGAATTGCCAAAATCACCGCCTCCGAGGTCGTCTATAAGCTGTTCTTTAGTCGTCTGATAGATTTTAAAGCCTTCATCTTCAATGACCTTACGGAGCTGTTCACGGCCTATTTTAGAGTAGCGGGCGATTGTGTCCAGGTTCTGCTCATTTAGCATGTGCATCTGGCTCATTCGCTCTAACTGCCAGATATACGGGTTATCAGCCAGCGATTCAGCCCCGCGTTCTAACAGTCGATCAATCACCTCATCGAATAGGTCACGCGCCATCTGATGATAGATATCACCGACTTGTGAAGCGCGCAACTCTAACTGCTCCTCGTTAAATAATACCAGGTACTTGTTACGCGCCATTTACTCACTCTCCATAAATGTCAACTTCGCTGGTGCTACGCTCTAGCTCCATACTCTCAGCGGTCTCTTTCTTGATATCTTCAAGCATTCGTGCAGCTTCATCGTCTGACAAGCCCAGCGCTTTGGATATAGCGTATTGCTTGCTGACAAGGCCACTTAACAAGGCTTTAGCGTAGTAGTCCAGCTCGTTATTCTTATCAACAAAGACACCATCATCAAGGTTGACCGTGATATCGTCCATCTCTGGGATAGGCCCGCCATACAAGCCGTACAGCTTACCAATCTCACAAATAGAGATAACCAGCTCTTTGATAGACTGATCTACAAGGCTCACGATGCTGTTTCTTAGCTGGTACGTGTCAGAGTTCTCAGACACAACCTCGGTCGCAGTCTTCATGCTCTTACCGTCAAACGTAAACATGCCAGGCGATACTCCGACCTGCATCTCAAACAATGCAAGGCCCTCGTTGATTGCTTTGATATAGTCGTCCGACCGGATAGGAGTAGTAAGGTCCGTGATGTTGATAGGCATATCTTTACCACCGTCTATTTGCTCGTAGACGTTCTGCTCTGGATCAAATTCGCGCGTGACAAGATCAGTTTCCCCGTGATGGCCAAACCCGATCCGGACAGTTTGGTCCGGCACTAATACCCGTCGTTGACCCATTCGCACTTCCCACTTAAACTCATCATACGTTGTATTGATAAAGTCAATAGTGCTTTTAGCATTATCAAAGATAGACAACCCAAGCGGGCTGTTAATATCTTTGTTATTCATGCCTGGCGGTTTTAAGTAAGTAAATAACGGCCGTGTAAGCCCGTCAAGCGTTACCTCTTCCTCAAGGTCCTCATATACCTCAGATAGTGGTACACGGTCACCGACACGCTCCTTTTCGTTTGAGCGATACAGCTCATTAGTGATTGTATACTTGCCGTCCTTGGTCCATTCGTGCAATTCGACCAAAGTATAGTAGACTGTTTCCTTGCCTACCGTCTTTTGACCCTTATTGATGATCGCTGCAGAAGATACGTCCTGCGTGTTAGACTGCAACGGATAGAATACAGGGGCTTGGACGAATGAAATCTTGATCTTGTCGTCGTCAACGTATGGACGCATAGCAAGACCACCCAGGGCCAAACAGCTCTCAAGGTATCGCTCAAAGTTCTTGTTAAAGCGGTCATTAAGCAAGACTGATTGAATGAACTCGTTTGTCGTTCCATTCGCAACGCTTATCTCTGCCTGCTCATTGAATACCAAGCTGGCAATCTTTTTACAAGCTGTACGTGCGATAGGCAAGTGGTTTCGCGTCCGCTGTTTGTCAACCCTATTAGAGTTGCGATACCGGATAGGGTCCCACTTACTTTGGTAGTATTTCAAGTTCTTCTGAATACGGTCGTATTCATCCTTGTTAATTGCAATTTTAGGATGCTCTGTTATGTTGCCTAACGATTGGCTTGTCATTACATATTTACCCCTCTTAAATATATTTCTTAGTGATTGTAAGATACTCATTTCAAACCTTTCTCTAGGCTTTTAATCTTAATAGTTGCGCGTTGTCTACGATCATATACTGGAACGCGTCGCAAGTGTGATCGTCCTCTTTGATAACTTTCGGGTCGTCGTCCTTGACCGTCTTCTCGTCCCACTGATAACGCTTGTGCTCCTCAATAAAATACTTGAGGTTGTTTTCTGTTGGGAAATAATAAAAACGACCATTCGCAAGTAGCGACTGGACGTATTCTGTCATTATTATTTTCTTTTTCTTGGCCACTGGGTGCCAGCGAATACCAAAGTCTTCTAAATACTGATTTCTCAATGCTCCCTCCGCACTATCTATTGTCATTTCGATTACTGGTACATTCGGATATTTCTGCGTCTGCTTGACAACAAAATCATGAAGCTCTTTAGACAAAACGCTCGGAGCTTTCTTCTTAACCTTACCGGCAGGGCTGTAGTAGTAGTTATCCACAAGATAGAGATTTGATCTGTTAGTAACAACTGCATGCAAGCAAGTAGTTGCTGATTGTTGGTGCCCTGTATCTGCTGCGAATAGCTGGCCGATGACACGTTCTCCGTTCGGTATTCTGTCTACGCGTTTAAACAGGTCCATGTTATACACGTTTGTACCAAGGCCCACGGGTTCACCCAGATATAAATACCTGTAGTAGTCGTAGTCGTTTGTTTTGATACGCTCGATCTCGTCCAGCATTTGTTCTGTAACAAAGCCCAGCTCATCGTCCAGAAAGCTTGATTCATGTATTAAATACTTCTCAGCCGTTCGCAGTGAGTCAACCCACTCATTGATCCAGTTATAAGGGTTACGCGGTGGGTTATACGACCAAAAGAACTGCACAAACGGATAGTCCGGGTGTTTCTGACGCATGAATGTACTGTTTGACTGGTCGAACTCCTCAGAATCAGCAAACTCGGCAGCTTCCTCGTACCATACCGCGATAACCTTTCCGACCTCATTCGATTTCAGCTTTTGGAAATCATCCTGTCCGTAGAAATGGAACGTTGAACCCGTCCGTCTATGTACGATCTTATAAGGGCTTTTAGTCCGTTTAAACTGGTTAGCTATGCCAAACTTATCAAGCGCCCAAATTATCTTTTTATAGACGCTATCAAAGATTGTGTTACCAACTTTGCGGACTATAATGATCTCTACGCATTGCCCCAGCGTTATCGCTCGAATCATCTTAAAGACAAGCAAAAGAGCAATCACTGAGGACTTAAACGAATTACGGCCGCCTTTTAGAATGTTATAGGGTTTAGCTGACCGCCAGACTTTATAAAACTTAGGATTGATCTCTTTACTAAGTTTTATCGTCGGTCTAATCATTTGGGATGTCGTCAATGATGAGGATTGACTCATCAGCACCACCTCCCGCTTCATCTAACGCTTGGGCCTTACGTTTGTTCTCAAGTTCAAGAGACTTGATACGTGCCTTCTGTTCTTTCTTATCAAGCGTATCCTTGGCGCCTTCGCTGTTCACTATCTTAGATATCAGCTCCATGTGTCGCGAGCTGCCCTTCAGGGCTTTTTGCATTGCTACCAAAAGGAGCGCTGACTCGTAATCGTCCTCAAAACCCATATCCTGTAGCACTCTAGATAGCTGAGGGTTTGAAACTTTGGAAACAAGTAGAGCTTCTAGCGTCTTTTTCATGTTCGCTTTTCTTTTGCGCGTTTTTCCAGAAGCAATGCCACCTCTTCTCCCATATTCTCGAGCTTCTTCCGAGGTTGGTACCCTCAAATTACCCTCATTAGCCATCGCCTCACTTCCTTTTCAAATAGTATTCTTAGTTCAACTTAACTGCAGTCTGTCCTGTGTGTTCTTCCCAGCGTTGAATTGTCGCGTCCACATACCGCGGGTCTAATTCCATACCGAAATAATTCCGCCCTAAGTCTTCACAAACAATCATAGTCGACCCTGAACCATTAAAACTATCTAGCACATTCCAGTCTTTCTTGCTTGAGTTCCATACCAGCCGTTCAATTAATTTCAATGGCTTCATAGTAGGGTGCAAGCCATTTCTTGTCGGTTTATTCTCGTTGATAATCGTGGTAGGAGAGTTGGCCTGCATACGCTCGATATACTCGATTAGCTCGGCCTTCGTCATTTTGTTTAAATCTTCCACGTCCTCAATGATAGTAGTCAAAGAACGGTCATTCACAAAGTAATGTGCTGCGCCCTCTTTCCATCCATACAAGCAAGGTTCATGTTTCCATTGGTAATCTTGACGGCCCAGGACTAATGTGTTTTTATTCCAAATCAAACACTGACGTACTGTCCATCCGATATCTGAGCAAGCTCCCCTGAAATTGTAACCTTCAGAATCTGCGTGCCAGATGTAAAACGCGCCACCTTCACGTAAGACGGTGTCTGCTGCAAAGAACGCGTCACGTAGAAACTTTCTAAACGACTCATTGTCCATGCTGTCATTCATAATTGTTAGAGCTTCTTCTGTTCCACCCTCATACGCGACATTGTACGGTGGGTCAGTGACAATCAAGTCAATCTGTTGTCCGTCTACCAATTTAGCAAGCTGGGCTGGATCAGTAGAGTCACCACACATAAGACGGTGCCGTCCAAGTTGGTAGATGTCCCCCAACTTAGCGATTGGCTCCTTTGTTTCTTCGACTTCAAAATCATCCTCTTCAACTTCGGACTCTGGCTCATAGTAGTCAAATCCGAAATCTTCCATGTCAATGTTCACAATGCTTTCAAGTTCTGAGTTCAAAAGGTCAATGTCAAACCCAGAGTTCATAGTTAATTTATTGTGCGCGAGAATGTAAGCCCGTTTCTGTTCATCGTCCATGTGAGATAGACGAATCACTTCCACCTCGTCAAATCCCAGCTCTTTTAAAGCCTTATAACATCCGTGCCCCTCAATGATCACATTATTTTCATCAATCGCGATAGGGTCATTATTCCCAAATTCCTGGATTGATTTCTTTATCTGTTCAATCTGTTCGCGAGGGTGTAACTTCGCGTTATTCTCATATTCAGTTATTTCTGAAATATTGATTTTTTCTATTTTCATTTTTAACTCCAAGCACCAAAAAGAGCGCACCTTGACGATGCGCGCTTCTCGGGTTATATGGTCTACTTTGTCCTCATTGACAAAATATTTCAAGGGGCCTAGTAAGTAGCACCAAACTTACATCATAGGTCACTTTCTTTTTTTGTTTTTGTGGTGCTTTTTATAGCCGGGGCAGGAATCGAACCTGCACTTTGCGGGCGAAAAGTCCGCTGTTCTAACCGTTAAACTACCCAGCAACCTATCATAAGGAGACAACCAAATGGCGCAGGTCCTTCCTACTTCATTGGATAATACTATAATACCACTCAATACAGCGCTTTTACTCCCAACTTTCTTTCATTTATCTCCCCAAAATCTATACTCTAGCAATTCCCCAGCCTTATAAGCCTCCGCGAATTCTAATAATGCCCGATCCAGCAATCTATAGTATTCGCTTTCCGAATATCCTAGACTCGGATATATAGCCTTGTCTTGTCTGAACCTCACTCTACAATATCGCTCAATCAAAATCTGCGATAGATTGAGATCAGACAATCTGTTGATAGCCGATGCCATAAGCTCCAGCTCTTGCTGGGCGCTTACCCGTCTAATAACCATCTGTTCAGTTTGACGGCTGGGTGAACTTGGCGCGCTCTTTGGTTCCAGGGAATAAGTAGCCGTTACTTTCGGGCTGTACTCCTCGCCAGCTATTCTTAATAGTACGCGGTAGTTTTTGAGAATATTATCTGCGTTCTCTTTTGTTTTATTCTTTAGCACTTCGCCAAAAAGCATTCAATCCCCCCTTCCATCTTCAATATTTAATCTGTTCATCCTCCCACTCCATTTCTCTCTGCCACCTCTTTCAGCTCTTCCGCCCGTTGTCGCTCCCGCATCTGGTACTCGCTGTTTAATTTATTTAAAATCACATCCTGCGCATTATTCTGTTCTGCCAGGCGCTGGATAGATAACTCATGCTCTTGTACCGTCCATTCCAGATCACTCACACGTTTGGTAAGACCTCCAATCCGTGCATTTAAATTAATACACACGATCATAAATACCAGCGAGACTGATCCGAGGATCGTATAAAATAGTTTATTCATTATTCCTCCTTAACGATGTTTCAACACGATTACTCGCTTGATTTCCTTGCAAGGGAATAGAAGCTCTCCGCCGTTTTTTAAGTGCTCCCAGTTGTCATCTTCGAGATTTATCGTGATGGTCTCATATTCTTTGTTATTGACTTGTACCATTCTTTTGTCTCAAACCATCACTCTTCCTCGCATTCGTAGCCCATAAAACAGATCACTTCCTTTGGATTTATACATAAGTTTCCGACACGCATAAGATGCCCATTGTTAAATTGGCTAACCAGTCTAACCATATCTTTTTTGTTGCATCCAATTCTTTCGATTCTACCAATATCTTTTAAATAAAACGCAATCTTCATCACTCCACCTCCCTAACTTTCACGCCCGGACAATCAAACACCCAGGCAAGACCGGCGTCTTCCAATTGTTTTCTAGTAAATCTTTCAAGATCGCCATACACCTTTTCAAAATCAAGACGATCCTCACCCTGTCTGTACACAGTTTTCAACGACTGTCCATTGCTCAATATCACTTCATACCGCTTCTCTTTATCGACTGTGTAGCCATTAATCCAAGCGAGAGCGAATGTTTCCATATTCTTGCCTTTATAAAACCAATCCGAAAAACTTCCATCTTCTTCGTCCACTATTAAATTCATAGCATCTTGCAAGTCCCAATCATTCTCTATGGCATATCTAATATAATCCGCCACGAACTGCGGTACAACTGGTTTCTGCGGTTCGAGTTGTTTAAGTTCTCTTAATAGCCAAGTTCTGTTGATTTCTATTGTATCTACAAGAAATCCCTCATTGCGAGGTATTTCTTTGATTTTCTCAATCAATTCCTGCTTATTCATCTTCTTTCTCCTTCAGTTCGCCTCATTCAAAATTCTTATAACATTCTCATAGCCCAGATTTATCTTGGCTTTTTGCGTCTCGTATCCAAAACCTTTAGGGATTCTGAAATGAATGATAGTGCTGTCATGTTCTCTTACGACCGTGTAGATGTACTTGAGCAAGCCTTTATTGATAGCAATATTCGGAAATGTTACAAGTTTCGACTCATTTCCACTATCCGACTTTTTTGAGTTTTTAAAACCTGAATATGGGTGTCTTTTAGGCTTCATCATTCAAATCCTCCTCTTTTACGAAAGAACCATCAATCCATTTACCTTTACGATCCTTGATCTCGTTATATGCGATCTCAAAACAATCCGTAAAGTCGTAGTCAAGTGCTTTACTGATAGATTTAAGATAAGCTACTGCTCGCACTAGATTGTGACGACACATTTCTTTGCTTGCTAAATCCTGTGATAATTGAAATTCTGAGATGTTTGCATTTAACAATTTAAAACATTCCATCACATCCTTACGTCTGATATTGTCTGATTCCTCAAAGATACTATGCACATCTGCGTCAATCAAAAGAGCCAATCCTACAACCACAACCGCGCAATCACCGATGCTATCTTTGGTCAGCTTCTCATTCTGCTTGAGATATCCAGCGCACAGTTCACCAAACTCTTCACTCAATTTAAGAGCCTGCTTATCTAACCGTCCACCATTCTCTAAGTCACGATCCACAAACCATTTCTTAGTTAGTGTTACTAACTCTTTTTCCAAAACCATAATATTTCTGTTAATCCTTTCTTTAATTGCCCGTGATCTTCCGACCACTGCGGTTTTGCCAATATTTTTTTGTATAAGCAGATTACTGCTTGTATCTGCTAATCGCTGTCGATCCGGTCTGATTGACCGTTTAATTAATTCGATATCCATGTCTGTTCCAACTTTCCCAAAATGCAGAGGGTTGCTCATGCCCTCTTATA